ACCAAGTTCTAACATACCTTCATGAAAGAAAGCGATTGCAGATATTCGTTCTGCAGATTCGTCATTCAGAATCAATTCTGTGTTGCCGTGTAGACCTGCTTGATTATTAACAAACAACAAATCGCCAGGTCGGATATTAACAGCGTAACCAATTTCAGGGAATACCAAATATGCGCCATCATAATTTGCATTATTAGAGAATACGCATATATTGGCAAACCCATTTTCCATATTCGCTGGGTCGTAATGACCAGCGGTTCTGAAATTACGATTAACCGTAATAGTGCTAAATGGAGTTTCCGGAACTAAAAATCTGGGATCAATTTTAGATGCCGCTTCCATTTGATTATGATAACGCCAAGGCAACATTTCTTTAAATGCCCCAGATAATCTTTGCAAATACGGGTACGATTTAGCAAACTTTTCTGGGTTATCTCTTGTATAAGTGGTCGCGCGACCGAACGGAATTCTTGGGTAACGGTCATACCACCCAGCGATACCGGAAAGAACTGAATTTGCATAAGTTGTTTTGCAAATCAATTTATCTTCAACGCGGTTCGCTTCTTTTGCCTGCGAGTCCGGAGATAGTTTACGAACCTTTTCGACCCATTCATCAAAAACAAAATTTTCTTCTTTAGTTGAAATTATAGACCACACGTTATTTCTGTTGGACGCTTGGTCTTTATCAATCGTTTTATATTTTTCAATAATTTCTTGAATGGGGTCGTCTCCAAACACATTTGATTTAGCGTTTTTAAACCAATTTAAAATCTCATTTTGGTATGATGTAACCCATTCTCTGTTACCCAATGTTTCTTCTCTTGGACCTGCCGCAGTTCCTCTGTTTTCAGTTGGAATGGCAGCATCTTTCAACCCTTCATACGCGGACAGAGTTTCTTCTTCTGTAAAGAAGTTTTTACGGAATTTGAATACGATATTCTTTTCGCTCAGTCCGGACTCGCAATTATTACACTTTTTACCGCAATCATCAGTTCCTGCTTCTAAACCCACAGAACATTCCGGCGGCAAATACAAATCCATGTCTTCTTCGACCAACGTATGGTAATGCGTTTCATCTAACCAAGTTCCAACCAAATCTGGACGCGGAACAACTTCTTCCGGTTTAAGTACAATCACTTTCATATTTTTCTCCTCCAATGTTCAATAAGTATACTCTATGTATGCCAAAAAGTAAAGTCTAGTATTTAAAATCATTAAACGATCCCTCTTGTCTGGCGCGACTTCCAAATGTAGACTTATCAAACAATGGAGTATCATTTTTCGGTTGACCGGAATCTGCAAGATTGGTTTGCGCAGATGATTCTACGTCATAATATCTCATCTTAGATTTATCTAAACCAACTACAAATCGTTTGTAGTAATTTACGTCGTTATAACGGTTTTTCAATTGTTTAACAATCTGTTGATTCATTGCGTCTAATTCTTCATTACCAATTAAAGCAAATAACATATCAACAGTTTGTGGTAAACCTATTGATTCTGACGTATTTGTAATATCAACGTCCGAGTTACTCATACCTTCGCGGTTTGTCTGCGTGGCACTGAGAATTGGTACATTATATTCAACTGCCAACCCGCGAATTTCTTCTGCGATTGCTTTAACGTAAGTATACGTTTTATCAGAACCGTTACGGATACGTTGAGACGCGCAGATGTTGATATAATCAATACAAATAAAATCAGGAACGAACCCTTTCTTAATTCTTAGTTCTTCTAATAACGCTCTAAAATGACCCGCGTGCGCCGAGGACGTCGGGTATTCTTTTACGATTAGTTTACCTTGCGTCTTTTTAGATATCCGTTGGACTTTAGTCAAAAAAGTATTTTTATCCAACGTCCCAATATCTGATAAAGGCACGTCTAATAAATTAGCGTCGATACGTTCCGCGATGCGTTCTTCTGCCATCTCCATTGTAATGTATAAAACATTTTTACCCTGCTTTAATACGTTGGCAGCAGTATGGCACATAAAAATAGATTTACCAACGCCTGTTGACGCAATAATAACTGACAATGACTTTTTAGGCAATCCGCCTTTAGTAATTTTATTGAATATATCTAAATCAAAAGGAATTCTATCTTCTTGTCTATGATAAAATTCATATCTCGATTCAACGTCTTCTAAGTAATCATGTCCAACGCTGTTATCAAAAGACACCGCTAATGCATCAGAAAGAATCGAAGGTAACGCATCTTGTGTAAACTGATTATCGGCGCCTTCGATGATTTTAATTGATTTTAAAATCGCATTATAAACGGCACGTGCTTTACAAAACTTCTCTGTCTCAACAACTAACCATTCTTGGTTAGAAGGTTCAACCGAAAGTTCTTTTACATAATCTGTAAACTCGGACAATTCTTTATCAGAGATACCTTTTGTATTACCAAGTTCAATATTGATAATTTCTTTTGATGCAGGTTTATTATATGTATCAAAGAATTTCATTATAATAGAACATATAATGGATTCTTTCCTGTCGGCGAAATATTCTTTCTTTAGATGCGGAATAACTTTACGACCAAATTCTTCGCTGGTTATTAAATTTGATATTATCGTCTGTTCAATTCTCAAAATTAACTCCATAAAATAAAAAGGGGAGATGTTTCACTCCCCAAACTGTTACTCGTCTACACCGCCAGAATAAGCGATGTTATTGTTTTTTACGCCATAGATAATTAATTCAGTCAAGAAGTCGCCGAGATATTTCTCAAATGCTTCTCTGTTATATTCAATACCAGCATCATCATGGATGTCATAATCAAATTTTAAGGTGACATTGCCATCAGAATCTGGTTCGCCATCAGTCGGGAAGGTTACTTCACCAAAAGAAAAGATAATACCATTGTATGGTTCATCAGTCAACTGAATTGCATGCATCTCATGATGTTTATTCTCCATCACTTTATGACCAACGGTAAACTCAAAATCATTCTGCATATTCTTCTCCAAATTCTTCATCTTCAATTGCCGCCATTTCTTTATCAATTTCATCATCAGATGAGATAATATTACCCGTCGCAATTTGATAATTATTTTTGATCCATTCTTGAAATGTTTTATCTTGAATGATAGGCATCCAAAAATCTTTTGTATCGGTATCTTTCACGCGGTATTTTTTATCTTCAATTTCTCCGGTAACTATATTAACCTTAGAATACCATCCATTACTCGGTTTAATTACGTGACCCGATTCCAACGCCATCTCTAATAGACCAGACCATTTACTAATACCGCCTTCAAATTTTACGGTAACTGGAATCTTTGATTTTTCTCTAGAATGTCTTGACTTTTCAACGTTGATAATAAAGTTGTAACCCGCCAATTCGCTTCCGTCTTTTTCTTGTTGACGGCCAAGAATAAAAATGTTATCGGCAGAGAGATACACACCAGTCCCGCCTGATACAATGGGTTTGCTATATAACTCTTGCGTCATGTAGATGTGATTAACCGCGACCATAGGAATGTCATACTTAACTAGATAAGGCGTGATCATTCTGAAAATAGATTTCATCTGTTTGGCGCGGGACATATCCTGTACCGATTTACCGTCAATGGCATCTTCCATTTCTTTCTTTGACGCCATATTACCAAGGGAATCTACGACGAAAATGACTTTATCGCCGCGTTTGATTTCTTGCAATTGTTGCAAAACGTCAAACTTAAACTCTTCCATATTCATGATCGGCGTATGGATTATGCGTTCTTTATCCATTTCCAATGAATCGAAATAAGATTCAGGAGTACCGAATTCACAATCATAAAAAACCAATACAGAATCTGGGTATTTGTCCATATACGATTTAGCAAGAATCAATGAAAAAAGCGATTTAAAATGTTTAGAAGGCCCACAAAATAACGTTAGTCCAGGCGTTAGTCCACCGTCAATTCTACCCGATAATGCAATATTCAATGCCGGAATCGGCGTAGTTACCATATCTTTTTTGGTAAAAAATTTGGAACTCGATAATATTGACGATTCTTTAATTGTGCTATTCTTTTTAATTCTTTCCAATAAACTCATTATGCTACCTCTTCTTCAGTTTCTTCGCGTTCGTAAGCATACGCTTCGTCAATAGAGTATTCTTCGTCTAAAAGATCTCCGGTTTCGCCGTCCATTACTATAACAGTATCAACGGTATCATATAAATCTGATAATCTATCAATGATATGTCTTATTAAACAATAGGGGCAATCGTCCCATACGTCAACCGGAGTTGAAATCATTCGCGCGGGTTCTTCGGATAAATGATAATTGATCATACCCTGATAAACATAATTTTCTTCATCTTCCTGATATTTCAGGAGAGACACGCTCGCTTCTGTGCTTCCCCAGATCGACCAGTTATCGATGACATCCGCCTGTTGCTGTTGAACTTCTTCGCTCATTCAATTCTCCAATGATTTAAACTAAAAACTAAGTATACTTTACCTTCGTTTAAAAGTAAAGCATTATCCAAAAAAGTCTTCTAAATTTGCTGAATCGTCTAAACTCCACCCCAGCGGGTTTACCATAATTTGTAATGCGTCTACGAACACTTTCTGGAACTGTAGATCCCTGTCAATATAAGAGTCAAGTCCAAACTCTTTAGGTAAATGAGTCGGGAAAGAAATAATGTCTTCTTGAAACGGGTTTGGTTTACGAACATACACAAATTTGATTTTATCCTCGTCTTGTATCATCTCATACTTTTTATCCAACCCCAACCGTTTAGTATGATGATTGAATAGCAACGCGCCTCTAGTGTGAATCGGCGTTCCTTTTGCATAAATGTTATCCGCGCCTTTATAAGTGGTCATACCATTCACGCCGGAAGGTTTAGCGATGTCATGAACTGGAAGTTTCATAAATTGATCTTTGAATTCAGAAACGTATTGCTTCAATCCAACAGAATCGCCGTCAAGGATGACAGGAATTGCACCTTTCAGTTTACTTCGACAAACTGCAGGAGTGGAAGAACGAACCATTTCGAGTCCCATGACTTTCAATTTAGGTTCTTTATACTGAACGCCTTCGGAGTTATGAACATTCAAGATGTAACGCTTTTTGGCAATAAAAATACCTTTATCCGCTAATGATTCTCGTTTCATTACCATTTTTTGAGAATATGCATACATGTAATCAGCAAGTTCTTGGTAACCTTTATTAATAAAGGGTTGGAATACTTCCTCGCAAATTTTATCCATGTATTGAATTTTCTGTTCCGCAGATTTACCGTTACATACCGAATCAACTAATTTTTCTAACGACAAATAAATAGAATCCGTGTCGATAGCAATCACGTAATCTTTATCTACTGTCTTTAATGTTTTATTCATCATAGCATTTAATTTATTTGCCATCCAACGAATGGATAACTGACCAGACATTGTAATCCCTTCTGCAAGTCTCAAATCAAAATACTTAAAGTAGTTATTGCCCAATGCGCCATATGCTGAATTTAACCTTTGTGTTCGGATCGGTTCGCTAATCCAACCCCGCGTAAAGCAGCTGCATATTCCTATGCAGAGCAGACTATCTCATCAACCTGTTTAGGTCGTCTGGCGCTTCGAACCGCTTGGTTCTACTTCCTTTCGGAATAGTCGTTACACCTTTCTATAAAAATAGACTTGGCACGGTATTGTCCGTTCTGGATTTTCACCGTTTTCACCAGATTTTCTGTATGCCGTTACCGACATATGCCTCTTATTGTTAAAGGATTTTCAACGCCATTTGCAAATTATTTAATCTGCTTATTTCTTTCTCTACGTAAATTTCATATTCCAATAATTCGGAATCGGTCATGTTTTTTATATCTTTCATATCAACTCCTCTAAAATGATATAAATAAAAGTATACCTCGAAACGGTATAAAAGTAAAGCGCAAAAATAGATTAAAAGCAACAATCAATGCATTAAAAACTTTCAAATCAAATCCAAAAAATATTGAAACTCATAATATTTTAACGAAATTTGGTTTACAAATAATTCCATTTGACGATTATAATTATATCGAATCAGACGTTTGGATTTGATTTTAAAGAACGGATTTTAATCTCTTGTTTAATGTGTTCATATTCCTGTTCTAATTTAAGCATTTGTTTCTTTGCTTTAGAACGGTCTACATACATGTTTTCCATCAACTGAGGGAGGAACCCTTTCTTCTCCTTAGTATAACACCAACCGTTTGCAGTCAATGCTACGTTATAGGGTTCGATTACCGACGTGTCAACCTTACGTTCTAATAACTCGTCGACGGAACAAGGAATTCGTATATCGGTAATTGTTTCTGGACTCATATTATACTGCATAATAAGATGCGGATACAGAGAGTTTAAATCAAATGACGCAATCGATTTATGGAACCCAATCAACGGCGGTTTGACATAAGCGCCTTCGAACTGCTCTGATTTACCGCCGAATTTTGACTGAGGAATTGCTATATTACGTTGGCGTAAATAATTGTAGATGATTGCTTCCCAAGTTTTTACTGGACTGTATACGTCTTCGTAATTGATTTTTGCTTGATAAGCGATAGTCATAACTAATTCAAGTAATCGCATTTTGTCATTTAACTTAACAACCAACGCCGCGTCGCGAATATTATACTCAACGAACGTATTCCAATGGTCTGTATAAAACTCTTTAAAAGTATCACCTGGATTTTCTAATTTCTTTTCGCCAAGTTCATATTCGCAGATAAAATCTAATGAATATGATTCCTGTTTATTATATGTAAACTTCTTATACAGTTCTAGGTAATCTAACGAAGCAATACCACAGATGTCATAAATTTGTTCTTCTTTACCCCGAATTTTAACTTTCCGTTCAAATAACATATTCCAAGGGGAAAGTTTTTTGGCATAAGAATCGCCTAGAACCCGTTTAATTCTATTAATAAGATATACATTATCGAACTGTTCCGTATTCCACCCCGTAATAATATCAGGATAGTTTGCTTGCCAATACATCAGAAAGTTTTTCAGTAATGATTCTTCGTTACTGCATAAAATGTATTTGGATGAATCGGTATCTTCGTAATTACAAGGGCGACTTCCAAAACAAACGCTCTTATAAGTTCTACAATCAATTAGAGTAATCAGCAGAATTTCTTCATTGGCGGTTCTTATGTTAGGGAACCCCGACTCCACAGTCGTTTCAATATCTATCGAAACCGCGCGGATCTTATCGATGTCATAAACAACGTCGTTTTTGTAATTATCGGAAATGTATTGTTGTACATAGTTGTTATTGCCATATACAGAAAATCCTTCGACCTCTTCATACCGTTTCAAAAAGTCTCTGGTTTCGCGATTAGAAC